GTCTTGGAGTAAAGTCAGGAATATCTAAACGCTTAGACCACCAAGGATCAACTGTCTCTCTCCATTCTCTGCTCTCAGAAGTTGCGCCTTCTACTAGATCTCTATCCCATCCAAAGATGTTTGCACAAGCGTCTTTTAACACACCTGCGAAACTAATTCGGTGATATCCGTTATCAATAAGGAATCCTGCTGCGGTATCTTTGCCGTGGCCTATAAGTCCGCAAATGCCTACAATCTTTTTCATTTATTACTCCAATATATTTTAAATATTATAGCATAATTGAACTAAGATGTCAACATGAATTAACCAATAACAAATCCTAAACCAACTTGTCCATCACTGTACAATGTTAATTCTGTTTCCAACTTATCTATTTCTTGTTCTGCGCTTACTCGTAATTGATCTGCGTTCATTGTGGTGCCACCTTGTGGGCCTGCGATCTGTGTAAACTTACCACGAGCTTCTGCGATCATTAACTTAGCATGAGCAAGCGCGTAGTCAGACAACCAAGGGCCTGCGTAATCGTCGCCTAGTAAACTCTCATCAGGTCGGTAGTTGTAGCACCAAAGTACTGCACTATCTGGTGCTTTAATTTTACGATGTAGGATTAGTTTATGGTCTTGTTTGCGCCATGTAAACATTAGTTCTGCGCCAAATAATCTACCCATTGTTTCTCTACTTTGCTGTAGGAAATCAAATGTAGCAAGACTGCCTTTGTTTGATGAGCCCATCATGTATGTTTGCATGTATGCGGCCTGAAATGGTTCGAAGTCGTTGCCTGACTGCGCACTAATGCCCGTTGTGCGTCTAAATATATCACGTACTTCAATTACTTCGTCTGGTAGTGTATATTCACTTTGATCTGATATAAGCTCTAACATAATATAACTTTCTTCGACAGCATTTTCGCTTCGTTGTCTATATTTTGCTAAACTTTTCTTTACAGCTAGTTCATAGTGTTCTGGATCGAGTTCAACATCGACCATGCCTCCGCCTAAACGAAGTTCAATTTCTTTAAATAGTTCTGATTTCTTACTCATGAATACATTCTCCTGGGTGTACTACCTTCTATGTATTTATCAGTAAGTCCTCTGAAAGTTCTACTAATATACCTGCATATCTAATATCTACTTCAGATGTTGCTTTTAATGATTCAATTGATGGGACTTTTCCATTAGCTAGGGCTTCTAGAAATTCATAATTATCATCGTCTGGGTTTAGATACGATATGCCAAGTTGGTCCATGCTTGTATGAATTAATTGATCTACTACGTTGCCTAAAAATGGATCAAGTATATCGAGGCAATCATATTTTTCAGTTTCAAACACAACAAATTTTCTAAAGACATAGTTATCAACAACAAACGCACTTAAATGCGGGAACCGTCGAATGCTACGCACACTAGTATCACCAAATAACGTGCCAGCGAACACATATATAATCTTCCAGACACCAATGCTAGCAAGTTCTTTAACTGCTATGTCAAAGTCTTCACGATCTTCAAACATTACAATATTGTTAAATCCTTGTTTTTGTGCAGATGCTAAAGACATACGTCCTAGGTTATAATCAAACTGTGTATCACGTGATGGTGTTTCAGTGTTCTTACAGTCGATAATTATTCCAAATTTGTCGTCTTCGTTTTTGTTAAATATTTCATACGGATTTATATACATTTAATATACTGCCAAAATTATTGTTTCATCATTGAATCTACCATTTAGTTTTGTTTCTGTAGTTTTTAATGTATCGAACAGTTTTTCTGATTTAGCTCTAGTAGATTTCTTAAATTGTGGGAAGAACTCTTCTGGTTTACGCAAAGTACGCTGTACGCTTTTAACTTCATCATGTCCAATAATGCTTGTTCCTTTTACTGATAGTCCTGAACCTGGCCTGTCCATGCCACGTGGGTCTACGTTTGCTGCGTAATAGAATCCAATTTTGCGGTTTTTACAATTAAATACAATTGCAATACTTGCGCCAACTAATCGCTCTGGTGATACGCTTGCAATGCCATATGATGTGTCACTTGGCTTAAACTTTAGCTTCTTAACTACATCATTTGCAGATCTGATTTTTATCTTACGTGGCTTTTTAAGTGCTTTACTCTCACTTACTATAATATCGCATCCATCAACTATGCGTTGGTACATTTCAAGCATTAATTTTGCTTTCTTCGGAGTGAGGTGAGAATATCCTTCTTTTAACTGTTCTACTTGGTCTTGGTCGTGTTCGTTCATCTTTTTAATCTTAGCAGCAGATGGAATATTAACAAGTTCATATGCTTCGTCGTATTCGCTTTGAAACCATGCCTTGATAATACGAGCGTGGCCTGCTTTAGCTTGTACTCGACGAAGTATTAATACTGGATCAAATGCTTTTAAATCATCAACATTCCAAGTATCAAAGAATGTAGTAACGAACTCTTCAATGTCGCTTGACATAATAACACACGTTTCTGCCATGCGTTCTTGTATAGTAGGTACATGTATGTTTGCAGTGGCTTTTTCTTCTGCTGCGTTAATCTTTACAATTTTTGCACCTTGGTTAATTGCAAAATCAATGCGGGCTTTTATAAAAACTGACACTGGTTTCACTACACCAGATGTGCCAGCAAGTGATTGCCAGTACAAATCATGTTTCTCATTATAGTCAGGCATGCCCGATAACAATAACTTTGCAGTGATGCCTGCTGTTACACTCATTGCATGATTTGGGGCTGCTTTACATGCTTTAATGTCAGCAGGTGAATAATCGTTTACTCGCATCCATTCAAATAATGCATTATACAAATCAACTGGCTTATAATTTTCATAATACCATGCACGATCATATCCGGTCTTGCGGTGATATTCTTCGCCTGTTAATTTGTCTACATCAATCCACGTAGGTTCGCCGTTGGCTGCTGCTCCACGCTTAATACGCGGTGCGCCTCTAGGTTTTTTCTTTTTAATTTTTACGCCTGGTGCTACTGCTGCCATTTGATGTACTCCTGTTGATTTACGTATATAGTATTACACAAACATGATTTTGTCAACCTTAGTTTATTGACCTAAATATTCCTTCTTTAAAATCTCTAGTTGTGCTATTGCATTTGGGTAACGTAGTAGCAATGATGCTGTACTATTGCTGTCCACTAACACTTCTAGCAAATCTCTGTTACGTTCAGCTCTAAGTGTATCGTTGTTTACGTCTTCAAATTTAATGTTCATTTGCAAAATCCCTTTGCTTTGTTTAACTTACTTATACAGTATAAGACATCTTGGTACTTTTGTCAAGAAAAAACGCAAGAAAAGATCCTTGCGTTATCAATAGGTTATAATTTTTATAAAATTATTTTGCGTTTATTTCTTTTTCGAACTCACGCAAACGCCTATACACACTAGCTAGCTCAATTAAAGTTGGCCATGCTTTAAACAAATACTGCAACGATCCTTCTACTCGTCCAAATGCACGTAGTATCTGTTGCATTACACCAAGAGTCATTAATCCTGCTGTAATAGCTGGAGCTAGGAATACATATCCTACTAGCACGTTTGTTTGCAGATATGCTAAACGTCCTACATTAAAATACAAGTATTGTATATAACTCCTGTAGTGAATAGTTCTAACATCTTCAAAGAGTTCATCTAATCTCTTTGGACGTATTGTTCCATCGTCTTCTGCGATAACTAGCAACTTACGATATGATGCTTCTTTCTTTTGTAGATCATATTCAATTCCAACTAGTCGCAATATCCATGCTAGCAGTACCATTAATACTGTGCCGCCAACTGCCCATATTAGTGCGCCTGTTACTAAGCCATATTCCCAGTCACCAAAGAACATAATTGGTAGACCAATTGATAATGCTATGAGAATTGGAAAGAACTCAACTAATATCATTATACTTTCAATTAAACTTGTGCCAAGGCTTTCTACAATTCTACTAAACTTAATAGTATCTTCTTGTACACGTTGTGCTGCGCCTTCTATTGTGCGAGCTTTGTCGTATACACTGTGGTACCACTGCACCATACTAGCGCGCCAGCGGAATAAAAAATGGCTTGTTAAGAAGCTGGTTGCTAATCCTATTACAATCCATAATGCTGCAAGTTTACCAAAACTTAATAATCCATCTATGTACTCAGTCATAGTTACTGCATTTGGTGTTCCTAATGCTTTTTGGATCATATCATAAAATCCACCAAACCATTCGTTAATTTTAACGTCTATTTGTACTGTGATCCAAAGTGAGGTTAAAATGGTAATTGATCCTAAGTATGCCCAAAGTGCATACTCTCTTGTTTTAAAAAATTTAAACATATTATTTTCCTCTTTTATAGTAGTTATACAATTAACTACCAACATAACTATTTAGCATAATTTTATTTTACTAGCGGCATAAATACACTATATAATAGGAAACGTGTGATATGCCAAGACTAAGCTTATACAAACCATTCAAAAGCAATGATTTTAAATTCATGGACAGAAGTATCCTTGAGCAATTTTCAATAGGCGGTGTTGGTGTACATGTACACAAATACTTGGGGCCAAAGCCAGATATTTCTGCAGATGATCCAAGTGAACCTAACTACACTAGTGGCCTCGAGAAGGACTTTATAACAGGTGAAGAGATTAATCCTGAAGGACTAGTAGATGAAACAAATATACAAGATTTACTATTCATGGAAAACAGAGATAGAAAATATGATCCTGACATATTTGAATTACGTGGGGTGTATAACGTAAGTGATAACGACTTTGATTTAACACAATTTGGACTGTTTCTTACAAACGATACACTGTTTATATCGTTTCATATCAATGACATGATAACGAAAATGGGCAGAAAACTTATGCCAGGTGATGTGTTAGAGCTTCCGCATTTACGTGATGAACTTTTATTAAATGCAGACCGCGAAGCTATTAATAAGTTTTATGTTGTACAGGATGCAAGCAGAGGATCAGAAGGATTCTCACAAACGTGGTATTCTCACATATGGCGAGTGAAAGTAGCTCCACTAACAGATACGCAAGAATACGCAGATATATTAGGAACAGCAAATGATCCTGATAGTTTAAAGAATAAGATTAGTAGTTACCAAACTGAACTTAATATTAGTAATGCAATTGTTGCAAGTGCAGAAGAAGCAGATCCACTTGGATTGCCGTTAGCAGAACATTTGTTTGGTGCTTTAGATGCAGTTGCTAATGAATACAACCATGGAGCAGTGTTAGACACAGGCGACCAGTTTCCACAAGATCCAACTGATGGTAAACATTTTGTACGTTCTGATTTTACACCAAATAGATTATTTGTATACCGTGGAAGTAGATGGCACAGGCTGTATGACAATGTTACAGACAAAACATGGTCCGATAGAACATTCAACGCAAGTCAATTCATTGACAATACTGCTACAACCATAGTAGACAACAAAGAGCAACCAGAACGCCAAGCGTTAAGTAAAGTACTAAGCCCTACAAAGAAAAAAGGGCTAGATTCAGATTTTTAGGATATAAATAATGGCACAATATTTTTACGACAAACAAATAAGAAGATACATTCAACAGTTTATCAGATTGTTTAGTGGATTCAGTGTACAGATGGGTAAAGACGACACAGGCTTACCTATTATGCAAGTAGTACCCGTAAGGTACGGTGACATTAATAGAATGGCAGCACATATCACACGTGAGAATTCAGAGAACGTTGTTAACAGTGTTCCATTTATTAGTTGTTATATAACTAACTTAGGAATGGCGCCAGAATTGCGCACATACCAACAACACGTAGACAAGGTTCAAGTAACTGAAAAGAAAATAGATGCAGTAACAGGTGATTATTTAAATGAAGCAGGTAACAAGTACACTATAGAAAGACATGCGCCTGTTCCTTACATGTTGACAATGAATTGTGATATATGGTCGTCAAACACTGAGCAAAAATTACAACTAATGGAGCAAATATTAGTGCTGTTTAATCCAACACTTGATATTAGAACATCAAATAATCCACATGATTGGTCAGCATTAAGCTTGGTAGAAATGAAAAATACTAACTGGAGCAGTAGAAGTGTAGGATCTAGCATTGATGATATAATAGATGTTGCCACAATAACGTTTGATATGCCTATTTTGATAAATCCACCAGCGAAAGTTAAACAACAAAAATTAATTCATACAATCATTAATCAACTGTTTAGTTTAGATGATGATGATTTAGATAACTTTAATACAAGCTTGCCGTTTGACAAGACTACACTAACTTACCAGATTGTTTCGTTTGAAGATAGAAAAGTACAGTTTGACAACAATGAACTTACTTTACTGTCACTTCATAACAATGGAACAGACGCAGATGGTGTAACACTTACATGGGACGCTGATTTAGAAAAATTTGGTAATCTAAGAGATGGAATTAGTCAGATTAGATTAAGAAAATCAACAGATCCAAGTGATAGCAACAACGACATTATTGGAAGATTATACGAGCATGCAACAGATGCAAACAAGCTACGAGTAGAGATAGATTCATCTACGTTGCCAACTAATACACTAAATCCAGTAGATGGGGTAATTAACGGCATGATAAACTACCCAGGTGATGGAACTGTACCGGCTCCTGTGGCTGGAACTAGATATTTATTAATGGGCGATATTCCAATTAGCATGAACTGGAACGGATTAAGTACTGCAACCAAGTACGACATTGTTGAATTTGACGGAAGTGTTTGGACAATTGTATTTAATGCTAGTGCGAATCCTATTACGCAACAATATCTATTAAACTTAGCAAGTCAAGACCAGTTAGAGTGGAATGACAATAATTGGGTGAACAGTTACGAAGCTATTTACAGTAGCGGATTTTGGAGATTGTATCTTTAGTGCTAGACTACAACGCACACAGATGTATATACGAAACTCTGCATAAACCACAAGATTCATCACCGTTTGACAATTGGTTAGAAAATCACCATGCTAATTTATTAGCAGTTGATACTATCAGTGTAACTGTTAATATGTACTCACATGGTGGTCTTCATATGCATTTAAACGCACTAAAAGTAGAATATCCAAACATAACCAACATAGTGTTAAAAATTCCAACTGGAACATTTGATAGTATAGAATATACTGATGTTGCCAATCGGCTCAAGTGTAAGCTAAGTTGCTTAACTGATGTAGCCGGATTAAACTTTATACTAGACTTCACAGAAGGTGATATGTTCGAGCTTGATGAGTTCAGTAAGTTCAAAGACATGTCAATTGAGCATTATAACACAAACATTGCATATATAAAATCAATGTACACGCAATCAAATGACGATGGCACAGCTTTGTGGATGTCTAAGTATTTTCACCGAGATACCCCATACTCTCGTTGGTATTATGCATTAAATCATCATTTTCCAATGTCGTATAAAAAATGGGATGAATTAATAAGTAACATTGATACAAAATGATACAAGCAAGTGGATGTATATTTTTAAGCTCAGTTAGCGGTAGAATAATGATGCAACTCAGAAGCAAGAATGTAACACATCCTAGTACATGGGGATTTTTTGGTGGGAAAAGCGAAAGCACAGAACGGCCAATTGAAACACTTTATCGTGAAATAGAAGAAGAAATGGGCTTGTTACCAGATATCAAAAAAGTTATTCCTGTTAGTAAATTTACAAGTGGTAATCGCAACTTTGTATACAACAGTTTTGTTGTATTAGTTAGTGATGAGTTTATGCCAGTTCTCAATAGCGAAAGCGATGGATATTGTTGGGTTAATATAGAAAGTTGGCCAGCGCCTCTGCATCCTGGGGCAGGCATTCAATGCAAATCAAAAGACTTCTTGAAGAAACTAAAAACTATCTACGCGCTGCATAGATAGCTTTACATAAGCAGGTGCTATTAAGCACGTACACGCTTTTTCATACTTTCAACAAACTGTTCACGTAACCATTCAAAGTCATTAATTTTATTTAATGCTTCTAGATCATCTTTGTGTTCTTCGCCGTATGCCTTACCTTCAAGTGCGCCCTTTATGCAGTAACGACCAAATCTTCCGCCAGTATCAACTGTACACCATGTTTCAAGTCTATCAATTGTTTCTTGTTTAGGTGAATTTGGATTAATTGCGCTTGCAAGTTTTACAGTCTCACGGAATGCTCCACGCCATGTGCGGAATGGATCTTTGTTAAACCGTGTAATGTTAGAAACATCGCTTACTGGTTGATAAAATGCTGCGCTTGTAGTAAA